TACTACAATTTGTGTGCCAGTTAAGGCTACCGCATCGGGATTAACAGGAGGAGCTGTATATGTAACAGTAGGTGTTATTACTCCTGGAGATTTCTGTGGCGGTATAAGTAGGTCACTCATGTTATTTATCCTGCATAACCGCTGTGCATCCTGCCTGCTTATTGAGACGAAAAGAGCCACGCGCGCTCAGCGCTACGTGGCTCATATTCCTATTATGTTTCAGATGGTAAGATCAAGGGGCAGGATTGCTCCTGCCCAAATGATTAGAATACGGTGATACGGATTCCAGGCATTTCCTTGATGTCGGCAACGATCTGCTTCCAGTACTGACCCGTGAGGGTAGCGCTGTCTGCGGGGTTGACTCCACCGTAGGTCATGTCCCAAGCGCAACCCTTGACTCGCAGGTTGAAGGCATACTCGCCCTGTATCCTGTCCACCAAGTTCTCCAACCCTGTGACGGGCTGCGAGATAATGTCACGCTCTTCGGACTCCGCAACTTCGACGGCATTCTCAACCAGACCGAGAACGTCATACGAGTCACCAACAGAGCCCGCCGTACCCGTGTAAAGGTTCGGGCTGTCCAGAACCACAACGGGCTTGCCGAATGTGGCGATGGTGCCTGCATACACGGTAGCGCCAGCCACTTCATACAGCTTGTCAGTGATCTGTTGCGCCATCAGGTCAAAATAGTTCTTGGAGTGCATAACCCAGCACACGATACGTGCCGCGCGATCTCCGAACTTGGCTAGACCTTTTACCATGGCAGTGTGATTCAGCGTGTTAACGCTGTCATTCTGCGCATCATACTGCAATGCGGAACCCGCATTGGAAACCGCAGCGCGCACCGCACCGATAGCCAAGTTGATATAATCAACGGCAATCGCGGGACCGCTCTGTTGACCCAGCATGAAGCTGAATTCCTCAGGCGAGACGCCGATCTTGCGGAATGCATCGCGGGATTGGGTTACTGGCCCAAGCCGACGGTTGATCTTCACGCCGACCATTTCAGTGGCGTTCAGATTGCTGTCGTTTACTGCGCTCACAGACGTGATATCACGCCGAGAGATAAGAGACGCAGTTGACTTCAAGAACGATTCACGCTCGAAATCGCCCAGAATGCTGCGAGTTACGAGACGGACTGCGTTCTGCGAGGCTGCATTGAAAGCCTCTGTATTTTGCTGCAGAGTTTCGACTACGCCACCCCAGAACTGGGCGTTATAAATGACGAAATCCGCTTCTGTACCGATGGTTCCTGGCATTTGTGTTTCCTTTTATTTAGAGATATAAGTGCAGAAAACTTGTGCTAGCCACTTACCTTACTTCTTTTTGATATTATTCGGCAAGAAGCAAGATAAGCGCCGAACCAAACACCAGGGCATCGGTTAGATGCCCCTTAGCTTGGAAACTTGTTATTTCGAGGGCAATTTTGCCCATGCATCGTAACCAAAGGATGAGATATAAGCAACCTTATCCTTAGTGGTCTTGATGTCAGCCTTCGTTCTAACCACCGAGGTACCGAGGTTAACACGACCGCTGTTGCCACTTTCTGTTGAGCCTGCCCCGCTCTTCACATTACCTTTTACAAGGTAAGGACGAGAGGCGGCAAACGCTGCGAAATACTCAGTAAGGGACATCGGCAGCAAAGAGCTATTCATCTTTGTTACGCCGTTTTCCTTAATGACCCACTGGTTAGCGTCAGAGTCAAACGAAATGTCGTCTTCAACTAACTTCTTCACGGTCTTCAGCTCGTGGAACTCCGCTCCGTTGGGGAGGGTCTGAGCAGCTTCCGTGATAGCTTGGTCCTTCAAAATTTTCTTGTTTTCCTCGATGACCTTATCCTTCGCTACCTTCTCTGCGTCGAGTAGGCCCTTGAGGTTTCTAGAGTTCTCTTTTTCTTGCGCCAAGAACCCTTGCATCTGCCGCACATTTTCATCCGTCGTATTTTCAGTCTTTGGAGCTACTGGAGCAACGGCAGGTTTTGTCTCTTTCTTCAAAGCTTCAATCGAATCCGACAAACCTTTGATTTCCTGTTCATGCTTCTCATTAATTTTTGCAAAGCGTGCATTGAACAGTTTGTTAATGTGCTCTTGCTGCTCCGCTGTGAATTCCACTACGGGTGCAGCTGGTGCTGCTGGTGCTACCGCTGGTGCTTCTGCCATAAGGTGTCCCTTCCGTATTATTTTACAACGGCGTCCCGTTGTCCGGTACAACTTTCATTGTCCGTATTTACTGAGGTATTCTACGGCGTTTGCGGCTCTTATAGGGTTATCTTTTAACCCTCCAATTGCAGCATTACAAACACCGTGCAAAATTCCCCTAAAACATTTTCCACAACTATAATTACCAGGACAACAGGTATGATTATGATCTGTAACCCTATCATTCTCCGGTAAAAATTCTTTGCATATAGGACAAAGATACTTTTGTTCTTCTAGTTTATCTAACCATTTCTTTTCGGTCACATTATGCTGAAGATAAGCTTTACCTTTGGGCCTACGTTTAGCATCATAAGCTTTAAATGCCTCTACATTATTCCTGTAATACTGTTTCTGATAAGTAGGATTCTTAATTCTATTGGTGGCAGATTTTATTCTTGCCCTCTCTAAATGCTTAGAGCAAAAACCTTTTCCTTCTACAGAAGGAAGAGAACAATCTCTGCATTTTCCAGGAGTGTTTCTAGGGCCATTAGGATAAATTTTTGGTCTTCCCATACTCTCTCAGCTTCCGAATTCAGCCCTATGACTTTCACCAAAGATGGGTTCAACAATAATGTCTTCACCGTCTGCATAGATTGCTGCCATGCCTCCAGTGCCAACTGCTGCTTCGCCCGACTCAGGCCGTCCTTCTGGGTTTTCTACCACGATATTTTCGAGGCAGACCAGATTGGATGTATGGCAAACAAAAAGTATTAACTCTTGAGGGGCATCTTCACCATAGTATGTCCATGGACCTGATGCATTCTCATGCTGAACTTCATGCTTGCCTCCAGTGCTTTCCTTTAAGAATAAATTCTTCTCAAAGAAATCCTGAGTGCGTGTTGTAAAATATTCTAGGGATTCTCCCTCAGGTATTACCTGTTCTGGATTATCCACATAATATTCAAGGATATGACCATAGACTTCTCTATCTCTACCAGATAGGAATCCAAGATTCCAACACATCAATCCTCGATCTTGTATAACTTCTATACCTATCTCTTCAGAAACAATGTCTGCCGTTTGCATTGCCCTAAGCATTGGGCTAGATACAATACGCTTTACATCAAAGTTCTTAGCAATGAACGCTGCAGCTTTTTCTGCTTGCGAAATTCCATTATCGGTTAAGCAAGAGTCTAAACGCGACCGGAATACTCCAGTCGCGTTCGCATCACTTTCACCGTGACGGAGTATTAGTGCCAATAATGTTTTAGACACTTTTATCTCCTGACGGTAAGTTTCTTTCTGCCGCTCTTTGCCGACTCTTTCTTAAGTTCGGCGGAACCAGACTGCGCTCGTGTAGGTGTTGAAGCTGCGGTAGCTGTATCCTTCCCTTTGGTTATGGGGGTTTTGGAACTGCCAACCCCAGGCTGTACACCCAAGGCTTCCGCAGACTTTGCACGAACTGCTGGTTCATCCATCAGAAGCGCGGTCTCGGGTGCCAGAGCAGCGCGACCCAAGAAGCCTAACTTCATAACGTCAAACCATTCGTCATAGTCGATGGCTTCAATTTCTTCATAAACCTTCTTACGTTGCTCAGGAGTCATCTTGCCATCAAACTCATCGATCATCCTCTTCATTTGCATTTCCGCAAATGTCTTTGAAGTAATCTGCAAGTCCTTAAACATAGTGCTGAGCTGAGACAGCGCATCAGTTAGGTTTGTAATCTGATAGTGATCTTTGTACTTGACTGAGCCTTTCCATTCTTTACCCATATATTCAAAGGTAAGTGTCATCAATTCCATTTCCAAATGCTCCAATGTTTCGGCGCGCGTGGCAATCTTTGGAACTGTAGTTTGGAAGGATACCGCTTTCGAGAACCCGCTAGACTTACCACCATTGAACAGGTCGTTCTGCGTATCCTGTGCTGCAATCTTGTACATCGACATCACATTGCTCGACCGCTCTTCCTGCAAGAATTTTGCGGGCTCGGTGGGAGGTGTGATATATTTCGGTTCTTTGGTTCCCTGAGCATACTTAAGCATGTTGGCGGTACTAATTTCGCCTTGCATCTGCTCAATCTCAGGCACGTTGGGATCACTCTCCATAGCTAGAATGTTGAAGCACTGGCGATAGAGGAATTCCTGCAACAGAGATGTAAGATTCATTACCTCACGGCTAATCCATGCCAAATCAGTAAGGAACGATAACCCCATGTACTTATCTGTTTTGCTACGTTTGTAACGTGCTATCTTGATGGGAATTTTCCCCATCTGATTAGCCATTACTTCACCCTTCTTAATTAAAACAGGTTCATCTGGGTTAGTCACATCTACTTCTGAAATCTTAATCTCGGATTCAGACCATTCGCTGTAGCGCTCGATACACTGCTTAAACATTCCAGCGCCAATACGTGTTTGATGCTCAACCCTTTTCATGTAAATCAGGTTGTCAAACGAGTCATGTGCCCAATCCAAAACTTCGGTCGGCTTTACCAACACCCAATAAGGCTTTATCCCTAATTCATCTTGCTGAGCTTTGGTCAAGTTTGTGGCGTCTATTTTAGGAGAATCCACAAGGACATAGGACATACCAAAAATCTGCATGTCATCGCATACCTGAGACATGAACGTAGTGATATCATCACCCTTCTTATTCACATCCCCTATGAATTCATCATAGGTATCACGATCAGAATCACCGTCTCTTTGAATTGTTTCGGTGAAGATAAATGTGGTAAAGAAATCCACTATTGGGTAGCAATAATTGTGATAATAAAGTCGCTTTGCCCGCTCGTTGAAATCATCCGGGTGTTCACGGGGATGACGGAAGATATTAGATGGTGATGCAAAATCCTTGCCGCCTTCATAAGCGGCCAAATAAAAGTTCCACAGAGGAGAATATTTCTGATACAGAGCACATTGCCCACGCAGTCGCTCAATCTCCCGTTTATCTGCATCTAACTTTTCGTCTGCTACTCCAATACTAGGAGTCTTGACGTTTACAACACTAGTAGGAAAGGAAGCCTCATTCCCGGTGTTCACTGAAGAGCCAGGGTATGTGAGCGTGCCCGTCGTCCCCATAGGCAAGTCGGCCATTTTATGACTCCTGTGCCCGATGCGTCAGGCGGAAATCCGTAGTCTTAATTCCCTTGCTGGAATTGCAGGGTTGACATAACGGTTGGATATTGTCTATATTATTTGTGCCGCCGAGAACTACAGGGATCACATGATCCGTTGTTAAGTTAATCTCGGGCTCTTTCTTACCACAGCACAAACAATAATAATCATACTTCTTTTTCAAATCCGCCCACTGTTCGTTTGTGAATGACCCTTCCGCGCATCTGCGGCGATGTCTCTTCATGCGGACTTTAGCAGGGTTATTCACTGCCCATTTCTTCTCTGCATCTCTGGCTGGTTGAGGGTTCTCTGCTCTACGCTGTCGTGCACATTCTAATACCCTATCCCAATTACTTTCATCCCAAGCATTCTTTGTTTTCTTAACAATATCTGCGTGAGTATTATTATAGGAACTGTTCTTGGAGTTTGTACATACCTTACATCTAGCATCGACTGTGCGCTTGCTTCTTCCTTTGCG